TGTGATAGTCTCGATAGGCGGCTCATCCGGTGAAGGAGTTTCAGCATGTACAGCTTCCGCCTCATTGAAGAAGTCATACAGACTCATCTGGCCTTCGATTTCGCAGAGCTTCTCCGTATGACGCCCAAAACGGTACTGATTTGCGGCTGCCACCTGTTCAACAAGGTGGTTGATGCTGTTTCAGCTCCTTCAGACGGTCCTGCATGGACAGAAACAGCATGATCAGAGCCTGTTTGTCAAGCTTGTTCAGTTCGTCTTCCGTATACTTGTGCTCCATCGCCTGTCTTCCTGCCTTTTTCTACACTCATTTACACTCATTATAGAAGAAAACAGGACAAAAAGCGAATCGACTCTCTGAAGGGTACTGGCATAATGACTGTGGATAACTCCTGTATTCTGCAGATATCTTTTCGCTGGAATGGCGCCGGAAGAAGGTCTCTGACACATAAAACTGTGTTTGACCAGCCTCTGCAAGGATTTCGTTTTCCGAACAGGAATGAAATGCTCGCCCTGCCGGTGATGCCGCTGTAAAGCTCTGAGGTATCCGTGATCGGATTAAGATGTGCATCCACCACACCCGGCTTTCTGGCATTCTTCGCATTGACGAAGTAGCTGTGCGCATATGCCGGATCATCCGGTTTCTCCAGATCACCATCTCTCAGCGGAGTTCTGATCGCTGCCAGCGGCGGTACGGATTTGCCGTTGCCCTTGAGCTTTGCCTCGCCCTCATCGTACGCTGCCTGGATGGCCTTGTTGATGGCGTCAATCGTAGCCGTGTCATCCTTGTTGATGATAAGGGATGCGCTGTACTTCGGTGTTCCACCGCCCATGGGTGTTTTCGGCTCGTTTATGTTGAGATAGCTGAAAATCGTGTTCGGTCCTGTAATTACCTGTGTCGGTCTCATAATTCATTTCTCCTATAAACTTATTTATCATCCCCGGTTGAGTCATATCATTGCTGATCAGATGGATGTATATATGAAGTAATATTTCTCAGTTGGCTAATTTGGCTAAGGATAAAAGACGATTGGATTGAGCGGAATAGGAGATGACGATAATTATTCTGGAAGTTCAGAAGACAAGCGCCTATGGGCACTTCGGGAAGATCGGACTTCCGTGGGAGATGTAAGAAAGTAAAACTATCTCTTGCATAATCATCACTTAGAGACTAATATGGAATCAGAAAGTGAAATAAGCGATGAAATAAGCAGGAGGTGTAAGAGATGGCAAAATCTGCTGTGAAAGATACAAACTTTAACATGAAAATGAACAGCGAGAAGAAGACAACGCTGACGAATCTGTTCAGCCAGCTGGGCATGACGATGCCGGAAGCGGTGAATATCTTTTTCGACAATTGTCTCCTTGTGGGAGGACTTCCGTTTGAGGTCAGACTTCCACGCTATAACCGTGAGACAGAAGAGGCGATGCAGGAAGCAAGAGACATCATGTCTGGGAAAAAGCAGGTGAAATCCTATCGTTCTGCCCGGGAACTATTCGATGATCTGGACAAAGAATAATGCTAACCTTAAAGCCAACCACGAAATTTAAAAAGGACTATAAGCGCATGAAGAAGCGGGGATGCGATATAAGCCTGCTGGAGGATGTGATCGATGATCTGCTTGCAGAAAAGGTCCTTGATGACAAATATAAAGACCATGCACTGGTAGGAAACTATATCGGCTTCCGGGAATGCCACATCCTTCCAGACTGGTTATTGATTTATACCATTGACGATCACCAACTGGTTCTTACGGCAGTGCGAACAGGTACACATAGTGATCTGCTTGACATGTGATCCTTAAGGCATCGACCAATTGATAAGGCCGGTGCTTTTTTAATACAGCAAATGATTTTCCATAAAACTCTCGCATGATATTCAGCGATAAAAAGGTGTAAGGTTCATAAACAGGATTTTCCGGGGTCACGTGCTGAGCCAAGACGCTTCTGCAGAACAATATGTGGTATTTTCGGAAATTCGTGTCCACAACTACTTGTGTTTCACCCTCATTTCTGATTGAAGCCCGCTCTTGTTCATTAAAGACTCTTCCGCAGACAATAAAAAAAGACCACCGAAGGAAAAATTCCTCGATGGCCTGTTGCCAGATTCCAAATTCTGTTAAATTTTCAAATTACGGCTCTCTGATTTCCGGATCCCGGAACTCCTCGTCCCGGATGATCGTCGCTTCCTCCAGCCGGAATTCCACGACCTGCTCGTTCCCATAATTTGTTCCATAGACCCGGTACGTCTTGCTTTCATCCCAGTGGCAATTTTTGTAGAGCACACGAAGAAAAGCCTTACTGGCGATCTCATACTGCTGGACCTCCTGAAAGGCTGGTACCTTCAATGCCTCCTTATCGATCGGCGTGGCGACCTGAATGGCCACCTTGTGGTCTCTGGAATTAAAGAGGAACCGGATAAATTTCGGATTCTTCAAAGATCTGATGGTAGCCCAATAAATCAGGCTCCTTCCCCGTTTCAGCGAAAAAGAGAGCCCGAGTCTTCTTTCCTGCTCAGACATAATAGCCTCCCATTATTGATTTTGCAGCTGTAGTTCCTGCTGGCCGGCAAATCCGTCCAACGATTGCAAAGAGACCCTGTCCTCGTGTTTTTCGACAGGTACGCCATAAGTATCCAGATCTCCCGGATAGAAAGGTGTCCTCGACGCCTTTGCCTCCCTCTGCTTCATTGCCTCCAGTTCTTCCGGCGTCATCTCCTCGCGCAACTTCTCCAGCTCTGCCTTGGTACGCTTCGGCCTCTCACGGAAGATTTCAGCATCGTCCAGCTCAAAGACATAGAGAGTCTCCCCCTGATAATCGATGCGGTGGCCAAGGATCTTATAGCGGCACAGATTGTCCCAGCTCATCATCTTGTAGATCATGTTGCAGAACTGCCTGCCGGTGATCTTCCTGCTCTTCCGCTTGTCATTCTTCTGGATGCACCACCGGAGCGAATCCCTGTCGTCCTTCTCGCATTTTTTGATCACCAGCCGTTTCTGGTCCTGATTGACGAGGATCTGAATATAGACCGTGTCCTCCAGTCCCTCGATGCAGGCAGTATTGAACGTGATGCTGTCTTTCCGAATGGTCATTTGAGGCTCACGCAGATGCGCGAACAGCTCCCTTCGGACCGTCTGGTAGCCGTTATAGCTGAATGTCTTCTGAATTTCCGCTTCTTTCTCGTCATCGATAAATGTATCCATAATTTACCCCACATTCGTTTTCATCTGGGCCGTCACAGACTGGGCTTCCGAGATGATTTCTTTCAGTTCGTCTTCTGTGATATCTGTGCAGTACTTGAAGAATGAGGCAGGACGAAGGATCTGCCAGTCGCCCTTAAAGTGCGCCAGCTCCAGTTCCTCTGCCGCATCCCGTCCAAACCTCTCGTCTGCGTAAAAGACCACCTTCTCATGGTGGACCGTACTCTGCTGTTCGATCTCATCTTCTCTGCTTCGGATGACACGGGGAGTGTCGTTCTCACTGCTCTCCGGATCTTCCTCCGTATACGTCACGTCCTGCGTGATCTCCGGATCCGTAAGATCAAAGAACAGACAGCATTCATCGCCGGAAGAAACAAATCGCCCGACGAACCGATACCTGGCGTCCGGATCCCAGCCCATCAGATTACAGAGTGGCTCCACCAGTCCACGGCAGCTCTTTGCCGTGGGTTTGATCATATCGCCTACAAATTTTGCCCACCGGACTGCTGTCGGAGAATCCTTCTCACAGGGACGCACAGCGATACATTTTTCCTTGGTATTGAGCAGGAGCTCCACATACTCCGTGCGGTTTAACTCCCGTACGCAGTTCGTGTTGAAATAGATCTGCCCATTGGAAAAAGTCATGATCGTTTTGTCCGTGGTACTGAAAAGGAAACTCCGGACCACCTCATATCCATCGAGGGCGCTGTCCAGCTGATGCTTCTTTTCAATCTGCTCATCCAGATCGTCTGTCAGAACACTTCTGGAAGCCTCTTCATAATCTGCTTCCGAAAATCCACGAATATTCCGGTCCACAGGAACATAGCCTTTCAGAATCCCCTGATCCACGACAGAAAGAGAAGGAAGCGTTTCTCCCTTCCGGTTCCGGAACTCCACCTCCATCTTTCGATTGGCAGCGGTCCATACGATCCGGCTCACGATCGGATCATGATGATCTTCCTTCCGTACCCAGGTGCGCTCGCCGTGGTTTACTTTGTGCTTATGGGTCAGGAAATCCGGCGTATAGGTCTTATGCGCCAGAATGTCTCCACAGTGGCGTTCGTTCCGGATAATGCCCCGGATGGTGCCGCTGTTCCATGTGTTTTTTCCTGAATAAGTCTTGATATGGAGCGAGGTCAGGAAGTTCGCAATTTCCGAGCAGTTGAAGCCGGTCAGGAAGGAATAGTAGATGAACTGCACCACTTTCGCTTCCTGTTCGTTGACCACCAGATCACCGTTTTCATCCTGATCGTAGCCATACAGTGGCGGTGTCAGGAAGATGCCGTTCTTGATCCGGTTCTCAAAGCTCCAGTTCATGATGTCGCTCTTGGTCCGGGATTCCTGCTCGGCCATCCCTGCCATCATCATGAGGAGGAAGCGCATACCGGGATCAAAGGTATCGATATGCTCGGTCTCAAATTTCACTTCCACCGGATGCGGCAGGTTATCCAGAATCTGAATCGTGGCAAGCGTGTCCTTCACATTTCGGGCGAAACGGGAAATCGACTTCGTGAGGATCAGATCGATCTTTCCTGCCTTGCAGTCCTCGATCATCTGCTGGAAGCCCAGCCGGTGCTCAATATTCGTTCCAGAGATTCCCTCGTCCGCATAAATATTGACGAGCTGATAATCCGGCGTGTTATTGATGAGGTCGGTGTAGGTTTTCACCTGTAGCTCAAAACTTGAGGTCTGCTGTTCCTCCTGCGTAGAAACACGGCAGTAAGCAGCGACCTTTCGGATCGTGCCGGGAGCCTTTCGGACCGCCTCTTTCGGCGTCACTTCATGGATTTCCAGCTCATCAACCTTCTGGTTGTACCGTTCCCGGATCCGATTCTTTTTCGATGCTCTTGCTGATTTCTTGTTTCTTCCCATTTCTGTCACCTGTCTCTAAATCTGGAATTTTTTCTTCTCTGTCCAGATGCCAGTACCATCCATCCTTTTTCTTTATCGACTTGATCTCCTGATCTGCCTTTACACTTTTTACCGTTCGATTGCTGATTCCAAGCTCCCGGAACCGCTTCATGATTTCCGCTGCCGGGAGATCTTCTTTCGAGAGCCACGCAATGAGATATTCCTCTATCGCTTCCTGCTTTGTGGTGCGGATGGATTCTTTTTCCAGCATCGGATCTTCCACTTCCGCATCGACCGTGCCGATAATGTTGATCCGGCCTCCTTCTGCAATTTCAAAGGCCAGATCACTGCCTTCCTCTGCAAGACTGCTTTTGATGTGCTGGATGTATCGGATTCCGGAAGACTGCTGCATCCTTCTGACGGCAAGTACACTTCTGCAAGCTGCCACAATGTCGATGCTGCCGAGGCTGCGATAGATGCTTTTCTGACTGCTCTGCTTGTTCATATGCCCGATAAAGATAACGGCGCAGTGATATTTCATCGCAAGCCGGCTGATATAGAAAAGCTGCCTGCGCATCGCGGTCACGTTCTGCATATCCTCGTTTCCGAGAAAAGACTGGATCGGATCAAAGACAAGAAGTCTGGCATCTGTCTTTTTCAGAGCTTCCTCGATCCGTTCATCCATGAGAGAAAGCGGATTGTTCTCGTCTTCATCAATAAAAGCGATCTTCGAGCAGTCCGCATTATTTGCCTTGAGCCTTGGAAGAATTGTGTCGTTGATGCCGTCCTCGTCACACTGATAAATTGTGGATTCGGGCTTTTCGTGATTCGTTCCATCCGGACGAAGGCCGCCTCTTGATATCATCGCTGCAATCGATAACACGAGAGAGGACTTGCCATCCCCCGGGTCGCCTTCGATCAATGTGATTTTTCCATATGGAATATAGGGGTACCAGAGCCACTCGACCGGCACTCCAACAATCTGAGAAAAGTATGTTATCATGTTGCAGCCTTGTTTCATCTATTAGTGTATTTTTATAACGATATTTTCGCTACTAGCTTATTATAAGCATTGTGGGAGTTCTTTACAATAAAAAAGTGAAATTGCAAGCGCGAAATTTCGCTAATGGGCTATATGAGTACACAGGCAGCCGAAAAGGAGCTGGTTTATGCGAAATGAGATTCGAGGTTGTTTTCCGCAAGAGGGGTAATAAAGATGGATGATTTGGATTTTGAATTCTTAAGAAGTAACATTCGAAAAGAGAGAATCAGATGTGAGATGACGCAGGAGCAGCTGGCTAATCAGGTTGACACCGTCACCTCGTATATCAGTGATATAGAAACCGGAAAGAAAAAGCCCAGCGTAAAAATGCTTTACGCAATTTCTGTAGCGCTGGGCACCGGGATTGACCGGCTGATCTTTGGGAATGATCATTACCATACAGATTCATTGACCAAAGAGGTCATGCCGATATTTGAAGCAGCTGACGAGAAGAAACGTTCGTTCCTTTTGATGGTGCTTTCTGATCTCAGCAAAGATTATGACAAGTGCATTCACTAATCAAGGGTGCAACCCCCTCACACACATTGCACCCTTGCACCCTTGCACCCTTGACCCCGCAAAGCCGCTATTTTACTGGATTCCTGATAAAATTCAAGGGTGCAATCCCCTGTTGAAATTGCACCCTTGAACCGTAATTCATTGCACCCTTGGCTCAACTGGACCGCCAGGAAACCTGATTTTTACTGAAGAGCTGTATAGCAGTCTTTCAAAAAGGTAGCAAATGCATAGCTCATGTGATCTACGATTTTTTTACCGTCCGCCTTTCTCATTACGTCCCGGACAACCGCTGCAAAGGCGCTGTACTCCTCGCTGGTCCTGTCAATGAGTTCTTTATAATCGCTTTGAACGGTCTGGTCAATCAGGCTGGTGAGCGCTTTTCCTTCGATCTCGAAGTCTCCATCCTCCCTTCTTCTTATCACCGATTCAATCTGCTTTCTTGCGTCCTCCGGATCAAGATGCTTCAGATTGGAAAGCAGTGCCGATGCGACAAACTCTTCTCTATCGCTCATGTGGTAACTGTAAATATCGATGTCAAATAGGTTCATAGTCTCCTTTTCCAGCAGAATCAGGCCTGTTTTGAATTTTCTGCAGTACCCACGATATTCAAAATCAGGGTACATAGCAAGACAATTATCGACCACAGATTCTTTTTGGAAATAGTACCTAAGATCAGCTCTTTTTTATGAATTCAAAATGATCATCGTAGACAAGGATTTTCTCGATCTGACACTCAAATTCTTCTCTGGGAAAGGCGTCAGTGTCCTTCCACGGAAGGCCCAGCTCATCACTTATGGCTTGTAAAAGCTCCGTCTCGTCAACGGTCCGGTTCTTACAGCCGTTTCCCTTTTTCCCTTTTCTGCGTTCCATGCAGACCCACATTTTATGCATGCGCTCCCCGCTTCCGGAATTCCGCCTCTTGTACAAAGCACCGCAGTTTCCGCAGAAGACTCTGCCGTAAAGAAAGCTGCTTCTTCCGGGCATCGAGTAAATTCCTCGCTCCTGCTCTTCCTTCCGGTCACTCAGCTTTTTCTGCACCTGATCCCAGGTGTCCCGGTCGATGATCGCAGGATGTCCGTCCGTGATATAAAAAGAATCGTAATCCACGGAAGGATCCGGCTTATGCGTGAGAAAGTTCTTCGGCGGTCGCTTCTGCAGAAGTTTATCTCCCACAAAGGTTTCATTCTTCAGAATGCCCCGCACGGTCTCCGCTGTCATGGGTCTGCCGGTCACGCTGTGTCCACCGGCTGCATTCACCGCTGACGCGATGGTGGAGTAACTCTTGCCCGCAAGGAACATCTGGAAGATTTTCCGGACAATCCATGCATCGTCATTGATGTAGATCGTCCCGTCGTGCTTTGTGCTGTAGCCAAGGATGTGGTTGTTCCCGAGCGAGTACTTTCCCTGCTCAAAGGCCTGCTGGTAGCGCCACTTCATGTTCTTGCTGATGGATTCGCTCTCACTCTGCGCAATGACTGCCATCAGTCCAAATATCAGAAAGGCGGCCGGATCTTTGGTACTGATCCCTTCCTTCTCGAATTGGATGTCCACGCCGTTTCCGTGCAGAAGATCCACATAGTGTTTGCAATCCACAACATTGCGTGAGAATCGGGAAATGCTCTTCACCAGAATGAGGTCAATCTTTCCATCCACCGCGTCCTGCACCATCTGCATAAATCCCGGACGCTTCTTTGCATCGGTGCCGCTGATGCCGTTATCAGAATAGATCCCGACGTACTCCCAGTCCGGATTGCTCTGGATGTATTTGTCATAATATTTCTTCTGGACCTCGAAACTGTCTTCCTGATCGGCGCGGTTGGTACTGACGCGGCAGTAGGCAGCCGTCCGGGTCTTTCGGGATTCCCGGATCGATTTCCGATAGGATACCTTCATTTCCCCTGTTTCCATATGGCTTTCCTCCATCTGATGGCAAAAAAAGAGAGAGGTTTTTACGCCTCTCTCTCAATCAAATCCTGTTCTTTTTTCTGTTTCTCGCACCACTTTCGGTGGTTCTCATAGCATCTCTTATCTGTAAGCGCCAGCTTCTCAGGATCGTCCTTCACCGGATCTACGTTGGTTGGTACCGTGGTGACAATGCCGCATCGCCAGTGGACGGTCAACGTTCTTGTTTCCATATCCTTGTGCAGCCCCAGATCGATGTAGTCAATCAGGTCATCCACCCAGTAAAATTCAACTGTATGAATGTCTTTCTGCAAATCTTTCAGAAAATCTTCTGCCTCTTTTTTCTCTTCCGGCGTTCCCGTCTCCCGGATCCTTGCAAGCTCCAGGCGATCCACCCCGTGAAAGGCTGACATTATCGCCCCTTCTACATGCTTTGACTGAATAATGAAGTTATGATCCGTGCAGACCCATCCATGGCTCTGCTTGTAGATGTTGATCTTCCTCTGGATCATCGGTTTCCCGCAATATGGGCAGCGGAGCTTGTCTCCAAGCGGATAGGTATCATATCCATTTTTCTTCCTGTTTCGGTATTCGAGGATTTTCTGTACCCGATTGAACTGTTCCCGCGAGACAATCGCTTCGTGATGGTCTTTGATGTAATACATTGGTGCTTCTTCGCCGTCGTTCTTTACAAAGGCATGCGTCAGGTGATCAGTCGTCACATATTTTTGAAGAATCAGGTCTCCACAGTATTTCTCGTTTACAAGAATAGAACGCACCAGAGCTCCGTTCCACACCGTTTTTCCTGCTGGCGTGAGGATCTTCCGCTTCTCCAGTTCCCTGCCCACTTCTGTTGTGGAAAGACCTCTCTCATAGAGGCTGAAAATCAGCCGGATAACCTCTGCTTCATTCTCTACAACGATGTAGGTTTCGCCAGTATCAAAGTTCTTCCGGTAACCATAGATCTTCGCCCAGCGCTCCTGCCCATCCTCAAAACGCTTTCGAACGCCCCAGGTAATGTTGGCACTGATGGATCTGGATTCTTCCTGTGCGAATGCAGCCAGAACCGTAAGGAGCATCTCAGAATAGGTGCTTCCGGTGTCGATATTTTCCTTTTCGAAGAGAATTGTCGTTCCAAGCTCTTTCAAATGCCGTACGTAAGCGATGCAGTCAAGGGTGTTCCGGGCAAACCGGCTGATCGACTTCGTGAGAATCCGATCAATCTTTCCGTTCTCCGCGTCCTTGATCATCTTCTGAAAGCCCGGACGTTTCGATGCCTTGGTCCCGGTAATTCCTTCGTCCGTGTAGACCCCGGCGTACTCCCATGCGGGATTGGCTCGGATCTTCTTCTCGTACACTTCGACCTGTGTTTCAAAGCTGGTCTCCTGCTCATCGCTGTCCGTGCTGACACGGCAGTAGGCTGCAACCCGCAGCTTCTCTTCTCCGGCAGCCTTTGTCGTTCTCCTTGTTTCAGGCCGGTTCTGCGGTCTTCTGATCTGTACACTTTCCATGCAGCTTCCTCCAGTTTTTCGGCGTGAACAGAGCCTTCGTTTTTACCAGCTCTTCTACCGTTTCAAAATCTTCCTTACTGATCAGCGGCTCATGATGGTTTTCAATGATGAATTGTCCTCTCTCACCGCTGTTGTCTCTTCTGACTTTGCCCTTTCCTCCGACAACCGTCTCGATCGTCTTGTTGCTGATGTAGCTTCCCGTGTAGTAGGGATTCACAAGCAAATACTGCAAAGTGGACTGGATCCATGTTCGTCCAGTCCCATCCCGATCCTCCATCTCCTGCAGAGCCATCCGGATCTCTGTGTAGTTATGGTGGCCCAGCGCCATTCGAAATGCGGTCCGTACCCGCTCCGCTTCCGGCTCATAAATCACCCAGGTATGATCCTTCTTCTCCCGATAGCCGTAGCTGACCTCGCCATAAGGTCTTCCCTTCTTCAGTCTCGCCTTCCGGCCCCAGTGCAGGTTCTCTGCAATCGACCGGCTCTCTTCCTCAGCGATCGTCGCCATGATGCCGAAGATTATCTCTGACTGCTGATCCTTCGTGTCCAGACCTTCCTTTTCAAAAATCACCCGGACATGGAGCTTCTGAAGCTCGCGGATCGAAGCAAGGACGTTCTCCATGTTTCTTCCGAATCTGGAGATGCTCTTGCAATAGATCAGGTCGATCTTTCCATCCCGGCAGTCTTTCATCATGCGCTGGAATTCGTTTCTCCCCTTGATCTGTGTGCCGCTCCGACCAAGATCCCCGTAGACATCCACCAGCGTAAGGTCCGGATTGCTCTCGATCTTCTTTCGATAGGTTTCCATCTGCAGGTCAAAGGAATCTTCCTGCAGTTCCTGAGCTGTCGATACCCGACAGTAGGCGGCAGCGCGGATCTTCGTTTTTTCTGCGGTAATGTTTTTCACTGTTTTCCGATGTTGTATTTTCTGAATCATTGCGCTTCCTCCTTTGGTAGTCGTATATTCCCTCTGAGGGGCCAAATAAGCAACGCATTATAATAGGAAAGATCGTAGATTATCCAGCCGAATAAGGCGGCCTTATTTGTGGATGTTAGCAACGAACCCTGCTCTTGTTTTTAAAAGAAGGCCAATAAAAAATCCCCGGGGAATGCCTCGAGGATGAATAAGAATTTCTATAAGATATTCATTTACTGTCTGTTATGCTGAGCGGAAAATCCTCGGAGAATATTCTTCGAGCAATAAGTCGAGTGATATTCGTTTACATTGACTCAGTCAAATAAGACAGTTAGAATTGAAAATAATCCTTCTCTGGCACTCTCACGGAGACATTTTGTATCAAAGGGGTCGAATCATTTCATGAGTACTAAAACTAAGCCAATAAAATCAGCTAAAGAGCTTGTTGCTCATATGCAGGAGAAGGGAATCACCTTCGATATCGTCTCTCCGGAAGACGCAGCCAACTATATGGAGAACAATAACAATTACTTCCGTGTTGCGTCATATCGGAAGAACTATAATAAGCAGCTCGACTCAAATCAGGAACCGATTGATAAGTATGTGAATCTTGATTTCGGTTACCTACAAGATCTTGCTATCATCGATATGGAGCTCCGATACACCTTTCTCCAATTATCGCTTGATATTGAGCATTTCACTAAACTGGAACTGCTTCGAGAAATCGAGAATCATAACGAGGATGGCTATCAGATCGTAATTGACTACATTAACTCTCTTGATACTGAGCATAAAAAACATCTACAAAGAGAATTAGATCAAAACCGAGACAGCATTTACACTGGTGATATCTACAAGAAATACATCTCCGACCTTCCTGCCTGGGTTTTTCTCGAGCTCATACCATTTGGAGCAATACTTCACTTTTACAGATTCTGTGCCACGCGTTTTGCATCTAAAGATATGCAGGATAATTTGTATATCCTTATAGATTGCAAAAACATACGAAATGCATGTGCCCATAGTGACTGTATTATCAACGACCTGCACATTAACACATCACGGCACAAAACAAATTATCTTATAAATCGTAAACTCTCTGCTATATCTGGACTCACTCGCAACGTTCGTGTAACCAAAATGAGTAACGATCGCATTCGAGGGCTAATTTGCATTCTATTCATGCATAACAGAATTATTACGAGTGATGGCGTACATAATAAAGCAGCCCGGAAGCTCCATGCATTTGAGGATCGTATGCTCAAGCATCCTTCCTACTATGATTCCAATGCTCTGATATCATCATCCTTTGATTTTTTGCGATTAGTTATTGACAACTGGTTCCCAATCGCCTAGAATATAAACACTAGGAAAAAGCAGAAATGCTTTTGTAAGGGCCTTATCGAGAGATCGGGCTCTATTTTTTTGTTCAAATTATCTGGCGTCTTATAACGTATCAGGCTTTTTATTATTTCACCCGAATCTTCCATCCTGCCTGGATACGGTTTACATTCCGGATCAGGGATGCGTTCAGTTTTTGGATGGCGGATACGCTGGTTCCATACCTTCTCGCGATTCCGGAGAGCGTGTCACCTCGCTGGATGGTGTAATAGACGGCCTGTGGTCTACTCTGTGCATGGAGCAGCTCATTAAGGCAGCCCAAAAGCTTCATACGCTTGTAGAACGTATGCTCAGGCATCCTGACTACTATGATACAAATTCACTGATATCATCTTCCTTCAATTTTTTGCGATTAGTTATTGACAACTGGTTTCCAATCGCCTAAGCTATAAGCACAAGAAAAAAGCAGTAATGCTTTTGCAAGGGCCTTATCGAGAGATCGGGCTCTATTTTTCTGCCCAGAGCTCCTACAGATACCGTCAAAGGTGCCTGCGGGAGTTTTTCTCATTTCACCCTGATCTTCCAACCCACCTGAATCACATTCACGTTTCGGATCAACGATGCATTCAACCTCTGGATAGCTGCCACGCTTGTTCCGTACTTTCTCGCGATTGCCGAAAGCGTATCGCCACGCTGCACGGTATAGTAAACCGCCTGCGGTCTGCTCTGTACGTGAAGCAGCTCGTTTACCTTTGCCTGAACGGCTGCGTAGTCATATCCTGCGGATGCAATGCGGCTCTTTCGATCCGTTCCGTTACCCCACTTTCCAGCCAGAACCTCTCGGGCAAGTTCCTCCACCGACTTTCTCGGTGGCACGGGAGCACTCGGCTGAACCGGTGTGGCAGTCTGCGTATTTCCGCTCTGCTTCGTGAATCCGTTGAATCCGCCAGCCTTGATGATGGACGGAAAGTCCTGATAAGAAACATCCATATCCACCCTGCCGCTGATGCCGTTCACCTGTCCGGAAGACGAATACTGCCAGATTCCATAGGATCCACCATAGGTGCATTTGGCTGCATACTGTGCAACCCAATGGGTGAATGGCGTGAGCTTCGAATCATCCAGTCGGTCGCGGAATCCGGAATAGGTGGAACTGTAGATCCCGGCGTAATATCCAGCCGCTTCCATCGCCCTGCAGAATGCAATCGCTGCCTCAGTCGCACCAGCCTTTTCAGATGCAGGAGTCGCCTCAACATCGATATACACAGGGTACTCGAACTGCTTTCCATTGAGCTGTGCAAGGAAACGCTCTGCATCCGCTTTTCCATCTGCCGACGAAATGCATCCCGGACCTACGAAGTAATAGGCTCCGACTGCAATGCCATTATCCTTGGCTCCTTTACAGTTCTCCTCCCATCTGGGATCGGTATAAAAACCGGCATCGGATCCGCCTGCCTTGATGATTGCGAACTGAATGCCGGACGCTTTTACCTTTGTCCAGTCAATGGCTCCCTGCCAGTGACTGACATCAATACCTCGAAACTCACTCATGATCTTTCCCTCCTAACGAAAAAGCCCTCCGGGCTGTGACACCCGAAGAGTCATGTAGTTCCTTGTCCCTTTGACGGAAGGGACTGCCGAGATACGAGGATCACCTCCTCTCACTCCCCTGTCTTTGTGAGCTGCTTGTAGATCTGGTTCACACCAGTTGCTGCAAGGCCGGACACGATACCGACAGCCAGTGCATTGATGACATCCTTTGCCGGAAAATCCGGCATGAGATACAACCCGGCAATGCCGAGCACTGCACCGACGCATCCGCAGATCACCGGGATCAGCTCATCCTTTACAGCACCAGCTGCCTTGCAGCCGATACCGACGAGATAAGCAATCACCGTGATTGCTGCCACACTTGCGATTCCAAAGTCCATAGCGTCATTCCTCCTTCCATAGAAAAAGCCCCGGACAGGAGGTTTGTCCTGCACGAGGCTCTTTCACTATCTTTCTTTGCTGATTTTACAGTATCACATCTGCCACCTGGACATTTGCGGACATTTCCGGC